AATAGATTAAGTAGTTAATAAAAATTGCATATGAATTCAAATTTAATTTTTTATATAGATTCTTATAATAAGAAATAGTTTAAATTGATTAAATTTAATTTTCATAAATTGTAATCCTAAATTTATTAACTACTTAAAATAAACTTAAATTAAATAATTAATTATAAACCTTAAGCAATATCTAAGTAGTTAATAAATTTCAGATATCAAATCAGAAATTTAAAAGTATAAATACACTTATAATAAATCAATAAGGGATTAAATGTCAGATATAATTCAAAATGGTATGTATAAAGTTCTCGGCGATATGTCAAGACCTACCAAATTTAAATGTATGATATTTTTGCCTAAAATTTTAAAAAATATATCTGTAAAAGAACAAGATATTGACACTTATTGCAAGGCAACATCATTTCCTTCACTATCAACTGAAATTATAGAAATAGACTATAAAGGTCGCACAATCCCTATTCAAGGTATGCAAAGAATAGAACAGACTTGGAGTTGTGAATTTTATAATGATGAAAGTCACTTATTAAGAAATTTATTCATCAATTGGATGTTAATGTCACAATATTATAATTACGGAAATAATATACATATGCCAAATGAAGATAGATTAGTTTCGGCAATGTCTATTTATCAATTAGATTACGAATTAAAGAAACAAACTGCTGTTAATACATTTTTTAATGTTTTTCCTATTGAAGTATCAGAAATAGAATTAAATTCAGAATCTGTTTCACAAGTTCAAACATTTTCAGTTAAATTTGCTTATTCACATTTTCAAGTTACAACTATCGATTCTAAATTTATGTCTGCTAATGATATAGCCGATAAGATTAAATCAATGATACAAGACACTTTAAATTCTATTGCTAATTCAGTAATGGGTGCAGTTAAATCAACAATAGGTGGAACAATAGATTCTTTAGTTGGTGACACAAAATCAGCACTTGGTGGAATATCTAATAAATTATCATCAGGAATATCAAATGCAACTGATTTCTTTACATCAAGTTTTAAAAATTTCTTAGGATAAAGGATTAATTTTGTTACTTCAAGACGCAGTAAGAGAAGTTTATAAGAAAAATTGGACTTTAATTGCAAACTTTTCATTTATTTTACACCCTACACCTGAATTTGGTAACTTAATAAATTGGGGTTCTATTGAAAAAACTAATACAGACCTTAACATTGCCTGCATTTCAATAGAAACACCTGAATATACCAATCAATCTATTGAAGATTATTCAGGCAATATGTGGCGATATAATAATGGACGTGATGAATTGTTTAGATTTACAATGACTTTTAGAGATTTTAATCAATTTGAATTATATAGAAAATTTGTAAATGCTTATAACTTAAGTAAAGATAACTATTTTGATAAAGTTGTGTTTAATTGTCAGGTGTTTGCTGACCCTGATAATGGAACTCCAAAATCTACTTTACTCTTTGGAACACAATCTGCATTAATTGAAGGTGTTTCTCAACTATCACTTAATAATAGCACTAAGAATCAAATTGCTGAATTTACTGTGAGATTTAAATGTAATTCGCCGTTACACGCAAGCGTAAGTAATGAGAATTCAGGTTCAATTGTAAGTGGCGGATTATCACATTTAAAATTCTTTTAATATTTTTAATATTTTAAATTTAATGAAAGGTTAAAATATGGCTGATTTTAATAAATCTTTTGAACTTCTAGCAAAATTTGAATTTAATAATTCTGCTAATATATTACATAAAAATCCTAATGAAACAGGATTAACTTATTGGGGAATTTATGAAACCGCTAATCCTAGTTGGCAATGGTGGAATATAATTAAACAAGAAATTCAAAAAACAGGTTCAATTAAACAAGCAAGTATAAATTTATCTAAAAATCAAGATTTAACACTAGATGTAATGAGATTTTACAAGAAAAATTATTGGGATTCTATAAATTTGAATTATATTGAATCTCAAAAAGTTTGTGATGAAATGTTTATGTTTGGTGTAAATTGTGGAATTAAGCAAGCAGTTAAATTAGCACAACGTGTTGTAGGTGTTACTGATGATGGTATAATAGGGAATCAAACTATTCAAGCAATTAATAATTATGATGAAAATGATTTTGATAGAGAATTTGATATTGAAGAAATGAAATATTATGACTCTATTATACAGAAAAATCCTAGTTTAAAAATATATAAAAACGGCTGGTATAATAGAGCCAACTCAATTTAAATTTAATGATTTATTCAGTTATAGAAGTTTCTTTAATTCTATAACTGCTTTAAATCCTTTTTGAATATAATTATTAATCTCTAATCTTTTATTATCTTGTAATGCAGAATTTAAATCTTTATAATTAAAATCGCTAGGATAAACCAAAACATTATAATCTTTAGCATATTCAATCATTTTCTTAATTCCTGTTGTATCATTATCAAGACAAAATATAGGATTTTTAAGTTCTTTAAGACGTTCTTCAGGTATATCAATTCCACATTGTGCTATTATATTAGTTTTGCCTGAACTTAGAGCGTCGAAAATTCCTTCAAAGATATATACAGGTTGTTCTTTATCTATATTAAACCAATTCCATAATTTATAATCTTTATTTAAATTAAATGTTTTAAAATCTTTAATATCTGTTTTTCTTGAATAAAATCCATAAATTTTATTTAATCTATAAAAAGGAATTACAATTGAGTTTTGAATTTTATAAAGTTTTTCATCTATGATTATATCTGTGTTAATAAAATAAAACTGACCGAATTTCGTGCAGTCTTTATAGTCTATATTTCTTGATTTAAGATAATTTAAACCTAATTCAGATTGCTCCAAAGGAATTAATAAATTTTCTAAATCAATAGTCTTAAATTCAGGTATATCATCAGTTTCTACAATTTCTTTATCATTACCTTTATCAACAAAATCAATATCATTTAAGAATATTTTTTGATGAAAACACTCCCTTTTATAATCATAAAGTTTATCAGGGAAATATAATCTTAAGAAGTTATACATATTTGTATTAACAGGACAATCGCCGTTAAAACATTTAACAAAATCGTTTCCGCCTTTATGATATAAATGAAGTCTTTTAATTGATTTGTTTTTCTTAGAATCGCCACAAACAGGACATCTAGCAGATATATCAACTAATGTTTCTTTGCCTATATCGTGGCAACACATCTTAAAAAATTTAATATTTAATGGATTTAACATCATTTGCTCCTGTATATAATGATGTTATTATACTATTAAAATCTTAATTATTACTTATTTAATCAATTCTTAGTATAAAATTCTTTAAATTTAGGATATAAATCAAGAATTTCAGATGGTGTGTTGCGTTTAAAATACAATTCATTATCTATATTATCTATTAATGATTGTGTAGTAGCATTAATATTTTGAAGTTTTATTTCTTTAACATTAATATCAGGATTTGATTTTAATATATAAGTATATTGATAAAATTTATTTGTGCCTGCTATAATAGTATTAATATTTTTCTGAATAAAATCGCATTTTTCTAATATAGTATTTAAATATCCTGAATTATGTGATATTATAGTTATGTTTTTGTTATCGCCGAAACATTTTTGAATTGCTAGTTTTCTCAATTCAAATGTATGTTTATCAGAACTAGGATTTATAATACAAATTACGCCGTTGTCGTAGTCTTTTAAAGATTGTTTAATTATTTCGTAATGTGCTTTAGTAAATATTCTAAATTTGCCTATAAATAGGAAATTGTTATTGTTTTTAATTCTTTTAATTAATATTTTCTTATATTCATTATGAATATCATCTTTAACATCTAAGTCAGTTTTATTTTGTTTTAGAACTTTTAGAGAATCCTTAAATTTAAGTTTTCTTAAATTATCTGCTACTTGCTTTAATATAGTATTAAATTCGTCTTGATTAAACAAATTGATATTACTTATCAAATTTAAAGCATTTAATCTTATAAATTTATTATATTCTAAATCAGGTTTAACAATATTAATACTAGGTTCAGATTTTAAAACTTTAAAATATAATCCATTTTGGATAACTATAAATCCTTTTTCTGCTCCGCCGTATTTTGAATTTATTGATAAAAATAGTTCTTGAATCTTAGAAATATAATCATCTATATAATTTAAATTTAATAAATTTTTAATTTGTAAATATTGTTTCTCTACTTCAGGGTCTAATAAAGATTTTTCAAAATTATTTAAATATCCTGCAAATAATATTCTTGGTGTATCTAGTTTTAAAATTTTAGCATATAAATCACGTTTTAGAACTCTGAAATCTTTAGGATTTGATAAAATACGACCATAATTTAATTGATATTCGGTGTTGGCATATCCTATCAAAACTAATTTATGAGTTAATTTATATTTAGTTTGTTGCTTATCGTGATTACATAAGAACATAATAAAGAATTCAGTATTAATAGGAATTTGTGAAAAATCTGTATTTAATTTATATAGATGTTCTAAGTGATTAAATATTACTTTAATTTGAGAATATGATTTAGATTGTTTAATTTTTGTATTAGGTGCATAATCAAATTCATCAGGATATTGAATATAATCTTTATAAGAAACTAGCCAATCTTTTTTAAAATCATTAGTATCAGAAATTCTTATTAATCTTATTTTTACTCCGTCTAATTTTTGTTCTATTAAACATTCTGTATTTAAAAATTGTTTCTTACGTAAATCTGAATTTAAGTAAGTATTAAGATTTTGAATTTCTAAATTTAGACCCATAAAAATATCCTTTGAAAATGTATATTACTATTTATATTAACGAGAGCCTGAAATTAATCAGGCACACTATTAATTAATCATCTAGTAAAATATATCTAAATTCTCTGTTTAATCTTTTAAGATTATTATCATATTGAGATTTAAGATTTTTATTTGCATTATACATATTTGTATAGTCTGTTGATTGTTTTTTAATTCTATCAAAATGTTTATATTTTTTATTAGGAACATAAACACAAGTATCGGTAAATGTATATTGTCCGTTGCCTGCTGAATATTTGCATTTTTCTTCATTTACAACTTTTGGTAAATTACAAAGTTTTCTTTGTCTTAATTTGATATTATCTATTATATTAGCATATACATCAGAATATTTGATATTTTTTGCTATTAATGATTCTAAGTAAAATCTTATATCATCTTTATGTTCAGATTTTACATTATTATATACTTCTCTTATATAATCACAAATTTCATCAGAATTCATATCATCTTCAAAAACTAAATAATCTGATTTTAAAGTTCCAAATTGATATGAAAAACTTAAATAATCTTTTCTAAAATTAACATCTACTATTTTTTCAATAGGTGCTTTATCAATATTATGTGATAGATGATTTGAAAAGAAGTTTTTTGAAACTTCATTGTATTGTAAATCTCTGTTTTCTTTGTATTCTGCGTAAGTCATTTGTTGCTCCTTTTAAGCGATTTATTTTTAAAACAAGAGAATTATATAGTATCATTGCTTAAATAGAGTTTAAAGATAACTTAATATTTGCTTAATTTATAAAATTTATGAGTAAATAATATTAATAAAACGATATTTATTTAAGGATATAATAAGAATTTATGGTATATTATTATAAAAACACAACAAGGAGCAAATTGATAAGATGACAGAAAATAGAAAAGTTTTGCATAATGCTAAGTTGGCAAAAGATGATGAATTTTATACACAAATGATAGATATTGAAAATTGTATAGAAAATTTTGATTTAAATAATAAAGTTATATATTGTAATTGTGA